TGAGTAGTTGGAACTCTGTTTGTAAAGCAATACCTGAGTTGATAGTTTTCTCTGTTGCTCTAACTGAACCCATATGTGTTATCCTATTGATTGCATCTACTTTCATTGAAATAGAGTTCATAATACCATCTAAAGATTGTGCTGAGGGTTGTATGATGTAAGGTTTTAGATCAGCCTGTAAATCTTCAGGCATCTCAATAACTGAACCAGCACCAGCACTAGCTTCTACATTTGGGGTCTTAACTAGACTTGGGTGGTTACTTAATCTTATTAGCTGTTCACATTCTGAGTAGTCATTGTAGATAGCTTGTTGTAATTCTGCAACATCAGATAGATCAGATATACCAATAGCTTTTCTTTGAGACTTTTGATTGTATAAAATAATCGCTGGTATCTCATTCAAAGGGTTCGGTTGTTCCTCAAGAAGTCTAGGCTTAGAAGAAGTATATTCTTTCATATAATCATCTACTTCATAAGTTGTAATATCATCTAAAGACCAAACTTTTATTATTGCTTTATCATCAGTTAAATCTTCAAGTATTGTAAGAGATGTAAGATAATACTTACCATTAGGGTATCTTGAGTATTCCCAATTCATTACATTATCTGGTGTATAGATTGAGATGTATGGTCTTATATCCTGAGATAGTTCTTCGGCTCTAGTGTTAGTAATAACACTTGGCTTATCCATAATCGCCCAACAAGTTCCATAAATAGATGCTTGAGTCTGCATTTCTTTGATTACATTGTTGAAGTTTCGCCCATCTAAATCTGCATCATTCAAGAATGACTCTAAATCTGGATCTCCAGCTAGTGAACCATAGTCTCTAGTTGCATGAACTCTAAATAAAAAGCTGGAATAAATTTGTACGACATTTCTACAATGATTATCTAAGGGTGTAAAACCAACCCTCTTCATGTACTCCTCATCAGACTCTAGGATATATCTATTCAGGTAATAACCATTACCATAATCATCTCCACCTAAATATGATCTGTAATGGAAGTTCCATCTATGAAAGTTTTTCTCATAATCGCTATGTCTAGCTGTTAAGAAATCTCTACTGTATATCGCCATCTAACTCCACCTAGTCGGTTCACTTGGTTTAAAATCTCTACGCAAAGGGAAAACATATTCAATAAGATAGCCTATTGCATCAGCCATATGGTCATACCCACTATCCTTATCAGGTATATGAGTTCCCTCTTTGTATATTTGTCTTTCTAAACTTTTAATTAAATTTTTGCAAGATTTGGTTATGAAAAGACTTGACACTCCATTAGCATTTTTAAGTTTAGAATTTACTGCATTTATTCTATCTCTTACTTGAGGGTGCGTTGGTCTAACCTTAACATTGAACCCAGCATTTCTAAGTAATGATAAATCAGTAGAACCACCAGCACTTGTCTTTCTTTGTCTTGCGGCTGGGTCAGGATAAATCACAATGTTTCGTACTCCATATCTTGCTTTTATTTCATCAATCATATCATTTGTATTTGCGTTGTATATTTGTATCTCATCAAAAATTATTAAATTATTATCTCTTATCTGACCAATACAACAAGCCATAGGGTTATAGTTGAAGTCCATTCCGATATGTAAAGGTAATTCTTTTTGTTCATATGTGTCTATAATGTGTTTGTTTCTATCAAAGTTATAATAAATAACTCCAGCATAATTAACAAATGTAGCTAAATATTCTTGCTGAAAAGTTCTCTCATCTAAGTCATTCTTAGCCTGATCTATTTCTTCTTGAGTAACTTGACCACCCTCAATAGTAGTAAACTTAAAACTTTCCCATTCGCTATCTTTTTTTGAGTACAGTTCATAAGACCAATTACCATAACCTTTAGGTGTTCCACAAAACAAAGCTGAACCCATAGTATATTTATCTGAAAGTGTAGGTCTAATAACTTCATACCAAGCCTCAGGCTTTATGTCTTGTATCTCATCAAAACAAACAAAAGATAAACCACTACCCCTTAGACTTTGCTCATTCTCAGCACCTTTTAGACTTATTGTAGTCCCATTTCGTAAAGATAAAGTTAATTGTGTTTCATTTATCTTAGCAACCCATCTATGCTCTAACATCTTTTCTTTTAATGGTTTCCACATTATCTCTCTGCTTTGCCTGTAGCTGGGACTTATGTAGAATATCTTTTTATTTGGAAACCTACCAAATTTTGCTAATTCATTTAAGGCTACAAATGTTTTACCAAATCTACGACCTGATAATAATACTCTAAATCTTTTATCTGATAATATTACTTTTCTTTGTGGTTCACTAAGAGGCACTAATCAATAGACCATTCTAAAGGCTGACTATCTTCTCCTACAGGAATATCAGATTGACCTAACATTTGTTTACCCAACCATATAAGCATAACTGCATTTAGCTTTTCGGCACTCTTCCATTGTAACTGTCTTAGCCTTAGTTTCATCTTTGCTCTCCCTTTTGTGAGATATTCGGAATAACTCTTTCTAATCAGGCTTTCATCACACCCAAAGAAGTCAGCTATCTCTACATTTGTCATTCCGTATTTAGCTAGTTTTTGTACTTCCTCTGTGTCTATGTCGTACTTTTTCGGTCTTGCCATTAGTGAATTGTAATACCCTCTCTTAATACTTCTTCTTTTTGGACTTCGTGATACTGATATAAATATTCATGTGCTTGTTCTTCAGTATCAAATCCTGATACCTGAATAATAGCTGAGAACTTCCCATAGCTATCAGGAATAGTCATAAATAATTTTTTCAGTTCTTCGTCCATCATATTATTTTACACTAATACTCATCTTATCCATAGCCTCTTTTGATACTTTTCCCTGTCTATATGCTTCTATTATATCTTGATCTGTATCATTTAAGGTTCTAAATCCTTTTTGCCAAGAACTTAAATTAGTAAATGGGTCTCTTGCCATTATACCAAAATCATCTTTTTTATCTAGTTTTTGCGGCTCGTTCTCCCAACCTTTATTATTTAACCATGTTCTAAAGTGTTGAATAAACTTCTTATCATCATGGGAATTACAAAACTTTTCCCATTTTTCTACCAACACATCAGGTTCAGGCATTTCTTTTAGTTTATCAAAAACTTTAAATGCTTGTTGTTTATTACCTGTTTTATAAGTTAGCTTTGACCATATATTATTAAATATATCTATATTACTATTACTGTTACTATAACTATTACTGCTTTGCGTTCGCTCTGCGTTCGCATATCTTTTATTTGCTGACTCTCTAGCTTTAACTGACTTTTCTTGAACCCAATTAAATTCTTCTCTTTGAGCTTTTGAGTAATAAGTTTTGCCCTCTTCTCTAAAATATTGTGCTAAAATATAATTTATCATCTTCTCATCAGCATTTTGACAAACTCTTTTGAGTCTATCCATATCATTAGGTAATGTTGCTTCATTCTTCCAAGCATAACAAAGTAATCTAAAATATAAACCTAATTCTTCATTTGTTAGGTTTACTGTATCTGCTATAAAATTATCAGGACTAATTCCCATCTTCCATATTTTTTGTGCCATATTTTTCTCCAATTTCTTTTTCTGCTAGTCTAATACAATCTTCTTGATAGCCTTGCCATGTATTTTGTGTTTCTAAACAAATATTAATGTATCTCCTAGCTAGTTTATCCACTTCTTCTTTATATTCCCCATACTTCTTGTCTATTTTTTTTAGCATCAGGGTCTTTCCATTCATAATCATCAAGTTTTGGTGCAAATAAAACTTTTAGATCATCAATACTATTTGCAAGTTTAAGTGTATGTTCTAGGCTTTTTAAATGTGTTTCTGCTTCTCCTATGTAATCATAATCAGGTATAAAAGGAACAAACTCACACACTTTCTGGTCTTTTCTTCTAGGCTCTTTACCTGTAGCTAACAAAAAACTACAATCAATATTCTTGTTTGTTTTTTCTTGATATGCTTTTTTGTAGATAGCCATTTGAAGTTTGTCATCATTAGTAAGCATAAATTTATCTTTTGTTTTTAAATCAATAATAAAAACAGTATCGTTGTTTTCCCACACATAATCTAAAAAACCAATTACAGGGACTCCTAATAATTGTGTTTCAATTTTTACTTGAGTTCCTACAAATTCTCTATCAATTTCAAGACTCTGTTTATGATAATCACTAAACTTAAAATAAATTTGCTCAATCATTGAGTCAATCAACCAATATTGCTTATTCTTATCTTCCTCTTCATCTATAAAAGTTGTTGCTGATTTGTAAAAATTTTGTGCAATCTCAACACATTCTTGCATTTTTAGACCTTTGTAAATATATTGGTCTATACCAAACTCAACAGCTTTTCCTCGTTCCATTCTAGCATTAGATACTCTTGGATAACCCAATACATAATCAAGAAAGAACTTAGCCTTGTTGTTCTTAAAAGATTTTAACCTACTAGCTGAAAAAGGAAGTAGCTGGTTTTCTGTTTCAAACTTTTCAAATACTTTTAAATCAATCATTTTTTTCTCCATTTTCTAATTCTTGTAAAGATGTTTTTAAATATCCCAAAACTAAATGATTTATTATTTGAGTGTTTGTTACTCTAAGACCTGTTTCATAAGTTAGTTTTTTTCTAACTTTGTCCCATAAACCTTTAGGCAGTTCAATGTTAAAAGTTCTTTTTTCATAATCTATTGTTCTTTCAATCTGAGGCATTTTTTTCTCCATCAAATAATGTTGTTTGGTTTTTATCTATTGGTTTCCATTGATAGTAATAAAGTTTATTCATTTTGTCCCTTATAAACTTATCAGGTATCATGGTTGTTTTTATTGGTTTATGTAATTGGCTTAAAGGCACAATCATATAATCATCTTTGTATGTAAGTTTTAGATTTGCTTTTCTTATATAAGCTCTTTTAACATATATCCCTTGAACACTAATCAAGTTACCATACAAAGTTTTTACTTCTTTAACTACTTCTCTTGATACCATCTTTCTCTCCAATAAATTTCTTCATAATATAATTAAATATTTTTGGATAAGGTAAAGAACCCATACCAACAGCTTTCTCTACTTTATCTTTTGATTTATGCAGCAACTCTTTATCTACTTCCATAGTTATTCGTTGCGATTCATAATCTCTAGGTTTATTTCCCATGTTTCATCTTCTCCATTACAATTTGTTTTAGTTTTTCTTTTTCTCTAAATATTATTTTGTAGTTAGCATGATCTTCTCTGCATA